GATTTTGCTGAGGAATATTGGGGCAAGCTTGAGGCTTTCGGCCGCTACGCTTTTAATAAATGTTTGTCATACGACACAAAATTGAAATGTGTTGTTACTGGATTAGAGATGACTGTTCAAGAATGGTGTGACTCTCCCCCCGTGACAAGTGATTTTCTTGAACATAATCAATTACCAAGTCTTTGGTCATATGATGGACAAGATTTGTTCATAGATCATTGTGTGGATATTAGTTATTCTGGTGAACAAGAAATCTTTAGAGTAGAGTTCGAAGACGGTTCTTGCGAAGACGTGACTTTAGACCATAAATTTTTATGTGAGGATGGCCTGTATCATGAAGTTAGAGAAATTGTTGCCAAAGGATTGGAGATCACCACGCCTTAGATTGGTCGATCCAGGTCATGTTAAACCAAAGCTGAAGCATAGAGTTATTGTGTCGTGTTATTCTTGCAATGAGAATTCAGATACGAATTTTTATGATCATGTTAGGAAGGTTAATAATCAATCTAAACACGTTAATTGTTATCATTGTCCGAAATGTTTTCGTTCTTTGGACTCTTTTAAAGAGAGACAGTCTATTGTTGCGTCGAAGTCTTCCAGTTTTTCAAAAAGATCTGAAACAGCCAAAGAAAGATGGAAAGATCCTTCTTATCGTGAGAAAATGGTGATCAATCATGAAAGGCTTTCTGTTTCTGAAGACTTCAAGGAGAAAATGTCAAAGGCGATCAAGGAAAAATTTCGCACAGATCAAGATTATGTCGACAGAGTGACTAAAGCTAGGTCCGATTATTATGATAGTCCATCAGATGACCCACGAACTTTAAACCAGGAAGAATTCATCGGAAGGTGTGTTGCGACCCATGGTAATAAATATGATTATTCAAAAACGATATATATAAATCAGCGAACAAAAGTGATAGTCGTATGTCCTAAACACGGTGATTTTGAAACTAGACCAACTGGGCATGTTAGACAGAAAAATGGCTGTCCTAAATGCAACACTGAGAAATTGACTTCTATTCCAGAGAATGAACTGGCTGATTGGATCGCTTCTGTTTATGATGGTAAAATAGAAAGATCTAACCGATCTATTTTAAATGGTTTGGAATTGGATATCTGGCTACCTGATGCTAATGTTGGTATAGAATATCATGGTGCTTATTTTCATTCATTCAATATTAAAGAATCGACATATCACAGAAACTATCATTCTATGAAATCTGCCATGGCTTATAGAAGAGGTTTTAAGTTGTTGCAGTTTGTTGATCTTGATTATTCTAAACGAAGAATCGTAGCAGATTCGATGATAAAAAATTCTTTGGGTTTATCATCTAGGATCTACGCAAGAAAATGCTCTATTATCAAGATGGACAATTTGCAGGCTAAAAGATTTTTTGATGATAATCATTATCATTGTGGAGTTATGCCGCATGTGGCGTATGCTCTAGAGAATGATGGTAAAATTGTTTCTGTTTTATCTCTAACCAGAAATGATGTAAATTATTCCATCTCCAGATTTGCAAATATTATTGGACATACCGTTATTGGCGGTTTTTCCAAACTCATGAAAAGCTTTATTAAATTCGACAAACCGACTTGTATCGAAACATTTGTCGATCGATCTTTTACTACTCAAGATACGTGTTATTCTAAATTTGGGATGACATTTAATGGTATCACGAATCCTGGTTATAGATATTGGAGATCTAATAAATTGTATAACAGAAGGTCATTTCAAAAGCATAAACTTTCTGAGAAACTAGATCATTTTGATCCTGATCTCACTGAGTCAGAAAATATGTTCGCAAACGGCTATCGTAGATTGTGGGATTCTGGTAATTTGAAATATGGGTTGAAAATATGAAAATTAAATCGTTGACTTCTTTGGGTGTTAAAAGAACTTATTCGCCAGAGATGCAATCAAAACACCACAACTATTTGACCGGCAATAGTTCCGTTATTCACAAAAATAGTCACGGCGTTGCGTACGCTGCTATTATCGCGTATCGCTGCACATGGTTCAAGGCTCACTTCTTCCCAGAGTGGATCGCGTCGGTTCTGAGTACGTGTGACCCAAAGAAGGCTCCCCGTTATATCTCCGTGGCCCGTGCAGAAGGTTGGCACCCTACTGAGATCACCAAGCTCGGACGACCTCCGAAAGAGGGCTACGAGAAGTTTGAGATCATCCCTGTTGATGTGAACAATCTGAGCCCTAATTTTAGCGTGATTGGCAATGTTGTTTCGGTCGGTATGCTTTCGATTAAGGGCATCGGTGAATCAGATCGTGCCATCACTGAGGTCGAGGGGCCTTTTGAATCGCTTGATGACTTTATCGAACGTACGAATGCTGGTAAGACTCTTGTTGAGCGTTTGATTCGTCTTGGGGCTTTCGAGAAGGTTCCGGATCATGAGAATCGCCGGGCTTTGTGGCATTATTATGCTTATAAGTATAAGAAGATGAAGACTGCTGAACGTCGTGAGTTGTATCCGACTCTGATTGAGCATGTTGGTTGGTCGCCTTCCGAGATCGAGAATGAACGTGATCGTCAGGTTGACGCCTATCGTGATTTATTCCCTCGCAAGAAGGAAGCTAATTATCCGAAGCGGGTGACTGAATGGATGCCAGAAGATAAGCACGATTTGAAGACTTTCAATGAATTGTTCGACGATTACAAGATCTCGGAAATCATTGATTATGAAGAAGAGTATTTGGGTTATCATCTATCCAATCCGCTTTTGATGTATGATACTCGGGCTAATCGGGATATCCAGGGTTGTATTGAGGATTTCATGACTCAGCAGGCTGCTTTCCTCGAATGCATTATCAATGAAGTACATAGAGGTAGCACTCAGAAGGGTGATCCTTATTGTCGATTGAATGTTACTGATGGTCGTGAAACCACGACAGTTTTCATCTGGAGCGACAATCTAGAGAAGATTAACCCATCGGTCCTGAGGAAGGGTGTTGCTTGTATGATTCCGGTGACTTATCAGCCGAAACGCAAGTCCTTTACGATGTTGCGTAATAATGTGATAATCCCGTTGAATCGGAAAGATTAATGGCCCAGCTTACGACTAAAGATGGAATATCGTGTGATCTTTGCCACATGAAATTGAAATCGAAGTTCAGATACTACAGTTACGATCTCTGTAGTGTCAATATCATCAATGGTATGGGGCCTTCCGTTCTTAAAGCAAATCGCAAAGCTGCTATAGGATCTCTTGATTTGTGTGGCAATTGTCATGGCAAATTCGCCCAGAAAGTCATTGGTACGAATGTTATACTTCAGCAGAAAAAACGCAGAGGCCGAGCAGATTGTGAGATATCTGGCGAACCAATTGTGAATGGTCCGGCTTTTTTGGTGTTTGTCACCGCTGTTGAGGTCGATTTGGAAACGAAAGCGGTGGCGACCGACCCAAATTATCTCTCGTTTTTGATACACCCACAATTCAAGCCCGAGTTCGAACCGAAGCCTGTGCCTCCGGGTGCAAGCTCTTGGGAGACAGAATCATAATGTCGAATCCTTTTGCTATCCTTGAAGGCGTATTGAATGGTCAATCGCTCATTCTACGCCCAGTGCAATTCGATGATGATTATAATAAGGATTATATTCGTCAAAATGGCGAATTGATTCGTCCCACCATGGCTGTGACTACATGTCCGGAATGCGGCAGTCTGATCGAACAGCTAATAAAGCCTTCCGACGATTTGAATGTCCCCATACCGACGTACTGCGAAAAGTGCTTTCCTTACGTCTATGTTCCGGAAGTCATCGAACATGAATTTCCGTTCAGAGATCCGATTTCTACTAGTTCTCTAGTATTGTTCGACATCAACCCAACGGCATTGAGCAATATTGATGCAATGTTTATTGATGAAGACAATGACGAGAAGCCAATGTTGATCGAGGAAATCGAAGATCCAATGGTCGAAAGACGCAGCGAGGGCCTTGGGCAATTTATTCGCCGTCGTGATCAATGGAAGAAGGTCAAGAAGCCTGAGGAAGATAGAATCGATTTTCGTGGTGGGGATGTGTTTGATGCGATGGGCGAGCTGCTAGAAAACACCCCAGATGCTATACCAACTGACTTTGACCCTGACGGCGAATAATGAATGTAATATTAGGCTCCGGCCTTAATGCTTTTTTGGCTCGTCATATTTTAGGCTCCGATTATGAAATGATCAGTGCCGGGCCTAGTCGATTTTATGGAGTCAATCCGGCATCGGCTGACAACTTCATTTATGCTAGTGATCTACTGAAGCCTTTAGAGAATCAACTCAAGGCTTTGAACATCGACATCAAACGACACCCCTATAAATGCTGCTGGTCGCACGAGGGGCAGTTAGTTCGCGGCTTTGACAAAGAGCATTGCTCGTTTTGGTTGGCCAAGACCTATGGCTTCCAAATCCCTGGACATTTAGAACTCGTTTATCCGCACCGGATGGAGTTCGATGTATACGGGACCAGAGTGAATCAGCTCTATGCTGCATTATACCAGCGGTACTATCAGGAATTGCAAAGTTCTCGCAACATCTCGTCTATTAAGTCTATCGAGCCTCATAGGATCGAGTTTAATGATGGGCATGTGATTGAGTTCGATAATTGTATTTCTACTATCCCGCTCGATGATTTGTGCGAATTGACGAATTATCAGTCTAATTTGCATAGTATCGATATTAGTGTGATTCTTCTAGAGTCGAGCACGCTGAATTATGAGGGGTTCAATCAGGTTTATGTCGTCGATCCTCAGATTCAATTTTATAAGACCGCACAGGTTAGCGAAAACAAGTACATTTTCTACTTCTTGGATCGGATCGACAATCCGGGGCTTTATTTGACGCCCTATGTTGATGATTTTGATTTGATCTCTGGGTTTTTCTATCCTGGCTGTTTGCCAGCTGGTGCTATTTCAGATGTGCATTGGCTCAAGTCGTATGGTATCGTCCCATTGGGTATGTCTGCTCAATGGGATTCTGCTATGGACGTTTCCAGTTGTTTGCACCGCTTATTAAAAATCGCTGATGGATCAATAGTATGATTGCGTTTATACCTGCTCGATATGATTCTTCTCGTTTCCCTGGGAAGGTCCTGATAGAGATTGGTGGGAAACCGCTGATTAATCATGTTGTTGAGAATGCCGCCAAGTGTGATTATATTAGCGAAGTGGTTGTTCTCACGGATGATCCCAGGATAGTAGAAGCTGTGAGTAAGGTGGACTTTACTAAAGTCCGGATCGTTGATTCTACTCTTGGACATTCTGGATCTGATCGGGTTCATCGCTATCTGATGAAGAATAATATCAACGATCCGTTTATTATCATTCAGGCTGACTGTCCTGATTTAGATCCGATGTTGCTGAATGGTATTTTGGCCGGTTTGGTTACTGACACCTCGTTTCCGATTCATACTTTGGCATATTCATTCTTGTCAGATGATAAGTATGATGATCCAGATGACCCGAATACTGTCAAAGTTGTCTTTGCTGCAGGTGGCAAAGCTTTGTACTTCAGTCGGTCTTGTATTCCCTATAATGGATCGAAGTTTTATAAGCACATTGGTGTTTATATCTTCCCGCAGGGAATTCCTAAGAAATTTAATGGGTCAATTGGTTATTATACCCATACTGAAAATTTAGAGCAGATTCAATGGATGATGGACGGTATGGAGATTAAGGTCCATACCGTCTTGCAAAGATTGAGGACTATTGACGTCCCTAGGGATTACGCTCAGTTTTCGGCTTTGACGATGAAATAATGCGTCTTGGTCACTTTTAGCTCATATCCGACTAATTCGGTGGCCACCATTTTCTTGAGCTTCAAAGTCGCTCCGGACGAGCTTTTGACGGCTTCCATTTCCATCATGGCGTCGATGACTTCTTGCTTGGGCATACCAGTTTCGCCCTGTGCGTGGATTTGAGTAAATAGGTTGTTTAATGCTGTGGTTTTCTGGCGTGTTTTTTCTTTCAGAGAATCCTTGGCATTTTGGACGAGTTTTTTCTCTTGGACTACTTTTTCGATTGCCGCCTTGGTTTCTTCAGACTGCTTGCCCAAGTGACGTTTGATGTATTCTTCGGGCGGCGTTGCGAGATCAATTTTGACAATAATTGCTTTTGACATGGGTTCCTACGATGGCTAAAAAGTGCTTGTTTAGCAAGACGACTGAAGAACTTAATACTTCTGTGACTGTTCAATGTAGTCTTGGCCCGATTACTGTTGCTATTTGCGATGACGAGTTGGGTCGATCACTCGCTGAAGTAAGGGATGCGGTGGTCAAATTGGTCACTCAAGCAGAAGAATTGGCTGAGACTTTCGGCTTCGATTTAGAGGAAGCGATCGCCAAAGGCGGTATGATGACCATTGGTGGACCTACGGATAATGGACCTATCCCAGCGGCTCAACCCGTTCCAGCGGCTCCTGTGGCCTCTCCTGGTCCTGTAACGATGAGGATGCAGCAAATACCATCACGTAACGGCGAAGACGAGGAAGACCAAGAGGAAGCCTCGGAGGGTGCTTCGGAGGGTGCTCCGGTTCAAGCTGTCGCCGTTTCGACCCCTGCACCAGCTCGGACTCCGATTGTTGAGTCTGTTAAACCCGGTGAGAAGGTTCAGGTCAAGCAGCGTGTTCAGTCTCCGACTGGTCGTCAGTTTGAGTTACCAGAACGTACTGTGGATGAGACTGGTGAAACCATTATCGCTATTGATACTAATAGCGAGAAGGCTTTCAATGATAATTGGGAGAGAATGAAGCGAGATGGGAAGAATAATGGAGCTGTCGACCAATCATTTGGTGACGGTTATTCAGTCCAATTTAGCCCATGTAAATTATGTATGAAGGATGGGACTCCTACCGGTCAGGTGAGTGGTCAGAAGTGTCCCAAATGCAATGGGGCTGGGGAAGTTACTGTACGCCGTTAACCCTCTAGTTCAGGCTTCTGCCGTTTTAGGGGCTTTGTCACGGTTGATTGGCAGGTCGCTGTCGATATTATTCTCTTGCTTGTGCCCGTCTCGTGGCTTGACTAATCCACCATTATCGGGTTGTCCGGGTTGACTGACTTCTTTGATGTCGTCGAATTTCGGGTGGGTTCCGCCGTCTTTTTCTTGCTTTGAACCAAATTCTTTGACGACTTTGTCGAGAACGGCGTCGACCGCATCGAGTGCTTCTTCGATTTGTGGTTTTGGTAGGCCCCGTGCTGTCATTTCCTTTTTGAAGGTGGTGACGAATGCGGGGTCGTCAATATACATTGAGTGATGTGTTTTACTGAATGCAGTGACGATTGAATCGAAGTGGGATAGTTTACCGACTTTCAGACGATAGGCGTCGTCGATGTATTCGCGGATATGTTGCGAACCCAAAGCTAATCGTTGCTCATCGCCCCTGTCATGGGCGTCGAGACCTAAATAAGCTCGGATCTCTTCGACGATTGATTTGTCTTGGTTATTCATAAGTTTAGTTTCCCATCCACTTTTGGTTCAAGATTATTTTTGAAATGAAGAATATCCGTGCTTTCGACATTGTAATTATTATTGATACCACTGGTGTTCTTGGGCAGAAAGGTGGGTTTGATTCAAGTGGCCGATGGTCTGTTGTATCTAGCCACGACGAATTCCTTGTGTTGTCACGAGGTGCCCGTATTCTACGTGTTAAACCATCTGCCGTAAAGGTAGTAGGCCAGTTCACTACGGAAGTGAAACCGGCTATTAATTCTGATAACCAAGGTGAGAATGATGGTGAAAGTTAAAACGAAGAGCACAGCAATTGAAGATCTGACTGAGCTGAGAGCACACTTCATATCTAAGTATGGTGTCGAAGCCGTACGATTCGCTGGAGACAACGCTATTGTCCCAGTAGATTCCGTTCCAACCGGTGTCGTCGGTATCGACGAGGCGATCGGATGCGGCGGAATCCCGAGAGGCAGGATCATCGAGATCTATGGGCCTGAGTCGAGCGGAAAGACTACCACGTGCCTCAAAATCGGTGCAGCATTTCAGAACACTCTTTTTGACGTCAAAGACGACTCTGGCAAAGTGACTGGGCAACGACCAGGACGTGTGGCTTTTGTCGACGTCGAGCACGCTTTTGATCCCACTTGGGCTTCGGCGATCGGTTTGAACGTCGAAGAATTGATCTTCTCTCAGCCGAGTAATGGTGAGCAAGCGTACGATATTGTCGAATTGCTTGTCAAATCCGGCAAGGTAGAATTGGTGATCATCGACTCTATCGCTGCCATGATCACGAAAGACGAAATCGAAGGCACTCTTGAGGGTAACAACCAAATTGGTGCTAATGCTCGAATGAACAGTCGTGCCTTTGCTAAAATCAATGGCCCTGTTTCAGCCAGTAAATGCACTCTATTGTGTGTTAATCAGATCCGAGAGAAGATCGGCGTCATGTTCGGCTGCCTTCATGCCGACACTTTAATCCCATTTGTAGATGGCAGAGTATTGCCGATTCGTCAAGTTTATGATGAAAAGGTTGAAGGTGAGGTATGGTCTTACAACATCGAGACCAAGGAATTCGAACCAAAGAAAATCGTCGACTGGCACCACAATGGTGATGTAGAAATATCTGACGACTATCTTCACGTTTCATTGCGTGGTCCTGGTACGAAAAACGGTACCATGCAAATCACTGTGACTCCAAGTCACGAAGTATTGTGTGATAATGAATTCGTTCAAATGGATTCTTTGAGTGTGGGTGATCATCTTACCACAAAACAAGATTGTTTTGTGTTTGATGAAGACGGTCACCCAAATGGCACTCTTGGTCAATTCCTTACTGGAGTGTTGTCCGGTGACTCTCATATCTCCAAAAATAAGAAGAGATTAGGAGCTGCTCTGAAGATTCGAGATAATATTGATACTCATTATATGAATTGGAAGGCTGAAATTCTTTCTGCTGCTGGTCTTAAGATGGCTGATTATAAATGTAATTCTGGCGTCTTTTATTCTTCAATAGAGTATCCTGAATTTGCTGAAGTTAAGCGTGATTATCCAAATCGCGACCCAATGATTTTGCTTGACAATTTTTCATGGCTTGGTTTTGCTATTTGGATGATGGATGATGCTGTTTACGAACGTAAACGTTATCAATTATCTATCAAACGATTCGCTGGTGATGGTGAGAAGCTTGATCAAATTAGTCGAGCACTTGATGAATTAGGCTTATTCCACTACATGTCTCGTGGTGGCAGAGTCACATTTGACGTGGACATCAGCGAAAATATTGCTTCTAAGATCGCTTGCTTTGTCCCAGAATGTATGGACAGAAAATTACCTGTTTGTCGTCGCGGGTTTTACAAAACATTAAATCTTAGTCGAAAAAGGGCTTTCAGATCTTGCGGTGTTGAGATTGTTGATATTCGACCAGCTAGCAAACGACAAATGAAGCAGAAGGGAAAGTATGATATTTCTGTAGAAGGGAATCATAATTACATGGCTGGTGGTAATCAAGTTGGTGTTGTTGTGCATAACTCTCCTGAGACAACCCCCGGTGGGAGGGCATTGAAATTCTATTCGTCTATTCGAATGGACATTCGTCGGACAGGCTCTTTCAAGGTTGGTGATACCATTGTTGGTAATACCACCAAGGTGACATTCAAGAAGAATAAGATCGCACCGCCTTTTACTGTTGCTGAATTCAATATCACGTTTGGTCTGCCTGAATACCCAATTTATGGTGTCGACCCATATTCCAGCTTGTTGACGGTAGCGAAAGATAAGAAAATTGTTACTGTCTCTGGGAGTCATATCAAATATGATGGGGAATCTCTTGGCAATGGTATGGCGGCTTCTGCTGCTATATTGGCGACAGACCCAAATCTATTTCAGAGAATTTACAATCATGTAATCACTGGAACAGACTCATGCCCTACGACGCTCCCCTCTACGAACGAGGAACAACCGTCTACCTCCGAGAATCCGCCTCAGTCGGATTCTTAGAAGCTCATACGATTGCGGGTGTTACCCGTGGAAATAATGGGTGGGTTTATACCATTCTAATTAGGCCCAATTTGCCAACGCATGCTCCCCATTATGGGGAGCGTCGGAGTCTGACAAATGGGGCAATTATCACTTTCGAAGAATGCGAATTTATTCAGATCTGTGATGCTCTTGCGTTGGCAGAACAGTATCATCAAAATCAACTAGCTGCAATTCAAAATAGGATCGCTACGCATTGCGTTGATCCTACATCAGGTACGAGCGGCACTTCAGGACCATAATATGTACGAAGATACTTCCAAATTTCTCACTCAAAATAACGAGGCTGAGAGCGAATTTGGCAAGTACGTTGAGAAGGCTCTGATCCCCCTTGCCCTTGATCACCCGGATCTATTTCTTTCGATCGGACGATTCTTAACGCCAGATCTTTTTGAAGCGGTTGAAGCACGATACGTAATCGCTATCATTCTTAATCACATTGAGAAGCATCAAATCGTCCCGACTCGGGGCCTGCTTCGTGATTTCATCCTTCAGCATATGACTGAGGATGACCCATATGAATCGGTTCTGGAACTTATCGATCAGAAATCGAACCCGCGTGATGTTCCCATTCTGAAAGAGAAGATGGTCGAATGGGCTCGGAAGAGGGCTTTCGGCTTGATCTATTCAGACGAGGCGATGCTTGCTTATCAGAACGGGGATTTTGATGAGATCGAGAAGATCGTCGAAGAGGCTAATCGGATTACTGATCTGCAGGTCCAGGGTTTGTGGCTTCTGGATAATTATGAATTATTGTTCAGCCCGTCTGCTATTGAGCATCGTACCTCTGGTTTCCGAAGTCTTGATAAGTTTCTTAATGATGGCGGTCCCGGTCCGAAGGAAGTCGTTTGTTGGCTGGCGGGAACAAACGTCGGTAAATGCCATTCTTTATCAACTTCGATTGTAAATAAAGAAAATTCACAGCTTTATGAATTGGAGATGGAAGATGGTACGGTTCGACAACTTGCAGGATTTAGAAAAGTTCAAACTGCACGCGGAGCAGTTAAAGTTAAAGATCTTACCGAAGAGGATGAGATCGGAGATTTACCATCTGTCGATGATTCCTGGGATTTGGAATTGTCAGATATGCGATTGGAAGTGTGACGGATCTCATCCGAATAAGCTCATGACACACTTACATGATGTACATGGTATTAAGAGACGCAATTCTGAGCGTGGTGGGGATTTTGGGGATTATTTGAAAGATTATTTTCAAGTCCCAAAATGTTGTTGTGGTTGCGGCCGAGATGTCAACCTTCACAGAAGGGATTTTGCTTATTCTTGTTTTGCTAGAGAATGTAGTAGCATCAACAGACTCCGAAATCCATCATGTATAGAGTTCTATCTATATCAGGGGATGGAAGTTGATGATGCTATTATCGCTTTAAGCTCTCGTCAGAAAGGGATTGCTGAGAGGTATTCTACCGATGAATTGAAAAAGTTGTTGAGAGAATGTAATTCTGGGGCTAGAAACCCGGCTTCTATTAAATCGATTCAAAAAAGAACCGGCAAACCAAAATCGGAAATAAAAAAGGAATTAAGTAAAAAGTCATGTGGTTCTAATAATGGTTTTCATGGAAGAGGTCATACTGATAAGACTAAAAGAGTGTCTGCCAGAACTAGATCTCTACAATCTAAAATTGTCACTAAACCAGAACTTGCTATGTGGGGCATGTTGTATTCTTTCGAATTCGATTTTGAATTCGAGTTTCTGATAGACAAGTATTGTGTAGATTTTTGTTTATTTGATAATATTGTAATAGAGGTTTATGGTGATTATTGGCATTCAGATCGTTTTGTTTGTAATGACGGACGAATGAACAAAAAAGAAAAAGATGAGATTAGGAAAAACGATCTCGAAGCTCTTGGATATGTTGTTCACGTGTTCTGGGAATCAGAGATTATGAAAACACCAAAGGAAGCTTTTTTAAGACTCAAAGGGATTATAGAAGATGTCGAAAATAATAATCGAACTTGATTTAGAGGACGCCAAATGGCTTGATTTGCGTCTTCAGCATGAATATAAAGCAGAAGGTTTTCGTCCTCATGAAAAACGAAAGCCGCAAGTGGTTTCTGTGGGTGAACCTGTACAATCGGCCATTGAAAATCACATGGAATTTGAAAACAGATGAAAATTAGATCAATTAAACCGACGAATAGACTTCAAGAAGTTCCATTATCAATCATTAAAGATGATTTAGAAGAGAATCCTGATGCTATTCACCATGTGTTGACCCCATCTGGCTGGACTAAAGTTCTTGATTTTGCGTTCATGAAACGCGGGCCTTCTAAGATTTTCTCTCTTCGAGCTGATAAATTTTCTTGTGATCCTGGGCATGTTTTACAGATCATAAGGGATGGAAAATTAACGGCAGCCCGTGCTGATCAAATAGATTGTACTAATGATGTTTTAGTTGGTTTCCATTGTGAACATCTACGGCATGGAAATTACTATTCTCCTGGTGGCTATTATATTGATGATGGTCCCGAGGAAGATTTTTATGATATTACCATATCTGATCCGCATTGGTATTATACTTCTGGTTTGGTTAGCCATAATTCGATTGTTCTGTGTAATAATGCCATTACGTCTTGGCAGGGCCCCGGTCCTGGTGGTAGGGTTGGGCAGGATGTTTTGTTGGTGACGTTTGAGCTTGATTACATTAAGACTTCGATGCGGTGTCTTGGCGTTCTTGGTGAAGATATCCCGATGGACAAATTAGTCAGTCGCCAGGATGAAATAACGAGCAAGATTAATTCGTTGAAGACGACTTATGATGGCAAGATTTTCATTTCTGAATTGCCGCCTGAGCAATGTAGTGTTGACCATTTGTATCACTTGCTAGATAACCTTCGTCGGTCTCATGGTTGGCATCCGGACGTTGTTATTATCGATTATCTCGACTTGATGGTTAGTAGAAATAAGTATGCTAATCGTGATGATTACAGTCGGCAAAAAGCTGTTGCTAATGAGGTTCGGGGCTTTGCTAAAAATGAAAATGTGTTAGTATTCACGGCTACGCAGACGAATAGGTCAGCGGGATCTACTGGCGAAGCTATTACATTGAAGGACGCGGCAGAGTCTTATGCCAAGCAGTTCTCAATGGACTATATTATCACCATCAACCAGACTCCCGAGGAACGTGAATCAAGTCCTCCACGTTTTCGTTTCTTTATTGCTAAGAATCGGAATGGTCCTAAACACAAGACCGTTACTTGCGAGATCAATTACACTACCATGAAAGTTCGAGAGATTAATACGTAATATGAAAACAATCATCCAAATCGAAGTCGATGCGTCCGAGACGATCACTGATACTATTAAACGTGGGACTTTCACTGTAGATAGAGACGGCTCCGGTCATAAAATCACGGTCGGAGATAATGTTGTGGTTCCTAGCAGAAAATGCAAGGTTACATACAAAAACGCTCCTACCAAGTCTAAGTCCAAAAAGGAATAACATGGCTCTGCCAAAATCCGCTACTCTCGAAGCTGCTGAATCCGCTGGTACCGCTCGTAAGATCGGTCCTGATACTTCCCTCGAAAAGTCTCACAACGTCGTTGATTCTGTTCCAGATCAGACAACCCTCCCAGCTGTCGAAGTCTTTAATGATTACGTCGCTGTGATGCTCACTCCGCGTGAATCCCAAATCGCCTTGCCCGGTGCAAGTGGATTCTCTAATGTTGGCGTTATCGTCGGTGTTGGAACCCAGTGTGTCAATTCGTTCAAGCTCGGACAAAATGTTATCATCAACCCGAAGGGTGGTGGTATCGTTAACGTCGAGGAACAAGGCCCAGCTTATGAGGGACGACTTGTCCAACTCTTCACAGAGAAAAACATCTTCTACAAGGCAACGACTGGACCAAAAGTCAACGTCGTCTGCAAGCCGTCCTGCGAGCCCGACTGCGGCTCGTGTGATTCATAAGGACTGGTGTGGTATTTGTGGCGGATCGGGGCATACACCAGAATGCTCCTGTTCGTCAGCTGTGTCTTTCGTCATGGGTTGCTGTAAACAATGTCATGGCGAAGGAATGGTCACTTTAAGAGATGATCCGCCGCCGCCAACTATAATTCTACCTTGAAGATTTATTATGCCAGTTTACGTCTACCAATGCAATGCTTGCTCCTCAAATTACACTGAGGCAGAAGCCGATGCCATGTCCGAAGAAGAATATGGCGAGAAGCTCTTGTTCGAGACGTTCCATACGATGAATCCATCGGAAGAACAATTAAAAGAGGCGGTTCTTTGTCCACGATGTAATAGTGGAGATTGTGACAAGACATTCGTTGGTGTAAACATTTCCAGTTACATACGCGGATATGGATGGAAAGATAAGGCTGGTTCGAAACGTGACATGCATGTCTATCACCTAGATAATCAAGACCCGTATTCTAAGCACAGGGTCCCAGGCGAAGTCGAACATGTTCGTCGTGGGTTGAAGGACCAGGGCAAACACGATCCTAACACCAAGTATTTCACTCAGAAAACTGCCTCTGAGCCTTTTAAACCATCTGACGTACCGAAATCTGGTGAAAAATGACAACTTACGCTGTGGCGACTATCGACAATAAAGGTCGCCCAGCTTGGTTTCATTTCCAAAACGAGCAGAAGACTGTCGCTTTCGAGATTTTCAGGCAGGGCGGAGGCAAGAGTCTCGCTGAGACCTTTAAACGCTTTGATGGAGCACACGAACTATTGTCGTGGGCCGCTCAAGGTGATTTCCGGTCTCCGAATATGGGCGATCTGCTCCGAGCTTTCAATATGGAAGAGCTGCATGGCGGGACGCAGGCTCGCGACTATGCTTACAGTTCCATCAAATCAACCGGCGATTCTAGTAAGGATAAGATCCTTTGTGAAAAGATCGTCGAGTTGGTCAAGGCTGTTCCTAATCGTCCATATCAGAACATCTTAGCCAAAGCACAAAGCGTTTACGTTGGAATGGAACGCACTGGTTTGATGTTGAATTACACCAAGATGGAACCACATTGGTCTTGGGACACTTATTCTGGCCGATCGAAGTGTACTGGTTTTAATGTTCAAGGTTGGTCTAATGCTGATGCGATTTATCAGCCTATGATGCCGTACGAGTCAGTGCAGTTGCATTTTGACTGGATTTGTGCTGACTTTCGGATCGCTTCATTGTTTTCGGGTGATGATGCTCTTAATAGTTCTTTCTTCGATTCTGACCCCTATACTTATTTGTCTAAGCGGTTGACTGGGTGTGGTAGTCAGGCTCGGGATGATGCTAAGCTGTTGTTGTTGAAGACGATTAATAGTTTGGATTATTCTGATGAGGTGATTAGGGGTGAGTTTCCGAAGTTGTGTAATTGGTTGCAGGGTACGTTGATGAAGCTTCGTGAGGATAAGTATTCTGCTAATATTGTTGGTCGTCAGTTTCGTTTGAAGCAAGATCGTACGGAGCGTTCTGTTTTTAATGCTATTTTGCAGGGTAGTGTTGCTGCTGCGATGCAGAATGTGTTATGGAATGTTCGTCGGATGTTTCCGAACTACTTAATTACAGACATCCATGATGGTGTGGTCCTTTCTTTGCCTAAGGATAAGAAGATTTTGGGCCATGTGGTTGAGAAGGTTGGTGAGATTTTTTATCGTCCGTTTGATGGGATTTTTACGCAGGATCTTGTGTTCCCTTACAAGGTGTCGATGGGGAACCGCTGGAAGCAGTGGAAAGAGATATCTGTCGTTCGTTCCAAGCAAATATAAATGTACTGAGCAATGAGTTTTTGATGTGTTGGATTTAATATGAGCAAATTACCCTTTATAAAGAGTGTTCCGCAGGATCTTATTGATTCGCAGATATTCAAATTCGAAGTGACTCTTCCTTCGATGTTCGAGCATTTCTGTGCTCAGTGTAATGTTGTCTTTGATCCTAATTTGATTGCGTGCCCTCAGTGCCAGAACAATCAATTAGAGAAACGAAATAAGACCATTCGTGTTGATCTTTTAGCGAATGTGTCACTCGACTACGATACGGTTGAGCATCAATTGGCCGACATTTCCTCAGAATTAGCGTTCTGGTCGGCTGTTTATGCAGAAGCCAAGTACCGTACTAATATTCTGGAAAGAATGGTGAAAACCGCAAGGGCCACCGCTCATGAACAGATATTAGATGCCGCTGCGAAAGATGGTGTCCGTCTGGCCCAAGACGCCATCAAAACACTGGTAGAGAAGGACGAACGTGTTAACCGTGCAGAACTTCAACATGCTCAATCCCATATGGTTGCGAGCAAGATGTTCTACATGATTGAAGCGATTCGTATGAAGGCTGATTTGGGCCGTACACTTACTAGTTTGAAACGTTCTGAAAGTTCTGGGAGTTAATGAGTTATGAGTTATGATCTCGATGCCATGCGGAAAAAAGTCAATGCACTCAAATCTGGTCGCCGTAGCGATCCGGATGAGTTCCGACCCGCGAAAGCTGATGCTGGAAAGGAATTGAAGTACCGTTTCTATATCCTTCCGCCCTACCAAGAAAATGATCCGCTGCGTGGAACCCCGGCTTCCCATAGCTTGGATACGTTCTTCTTGCCTTATGGTATTCACTTCGGTGTTTGCAAGCCGCCACAGCCATGCCCTCGGGTTTGCGATGGCGGCACATGTCCAGTGTGTCAACACGGCTTCGATCTCATGAAAGAAGCTGCTGATGACCGTGCTGCAAAGAGTGCGATTGGTCGTGAATGGATGCCAGCCGACTACAAAGTCGTCAACATTTACTTCCCTGTCGGACAAGGTAATGGCTCCGATTTGGAAGGCCGTGTCATGTTCTACAAGGCTCCACGTACGTGTTTCGACATTTGGGTGGAGGCTCTTGAACGAACCGGTCCTGGCGATTCGCTTGATCCGCAAGCTTATGGGGCGTTCTTTGATGAGAACGCGGCGTTCATGTTTCAGCTTTCTTGTAGAGTCAAGGGACAGAACAACACCTATGAGTCTTCGGGTTTCTTGGCTAATGGTGGAACTCCGACCGCAATGTCTGATGCTGCTGGTATTCAGCAAATTCTGTCCTCGCGGTTCGATCTCACTACCAAGGTCGATTTTCCGAATATTGAATCTCTCAACAAGGTTGCTCAGAACTTGATCAACGGTGTTGAAGATGATGGATTCGGGACCCCGGCTGCTCCAATGGCTGCTGCCCCGGCTGCGGCTACTGGAGCTCCCGTTCCGGCACAACCAGCTGTTGCGGCTCCCGTGGCTGCTGTTGTGGCTCCCGTTCCGGCGCAACCGGCTGTTGCGGCACCTGTTGCGGCACCTGTTCAGGCTGCTCCGGTCGCGGCACCAGCTGCACCAGCTGCACCAGCTGCACCAGCTGCACCAGCTGAAGTGGTCCAAGCTGCCCCGGCTCCTGTCGCGGCACCAGCTGAGACAGTCCAGCCTCCAACTGGAGGCGGAGACGACGTGATGAACGAAATCGAAAGTATGCTTGAGGGATTCTCAAATTAGCATGTTGCCAGGAACCCATCTGTTAATAGATGGTAAGAACATCCTCTACCGGGCTATCTTCGTTAGATCGAAGGACAGTCCGGTAGAGGTTTTCTTTCGTATCATACAGAAGTCGATTAGAACGGCGAATGCCACCTCTTTTCATATCTTCTGGGACTGTCCAAGAAATGAGACTTGGCGTAGAAAACTATATCCACCATACAAAGCCAACCGCAAAGAAAGCGACCCCGAAATTGGCGAAGCAATCGGTATCAACTTACAAGTGTTGAAAAAAGTGATACCAGTCCTAGGCTTCCGCCAATACTACTGTGACAAGCTCGAAGCTGACGACCTTGTTTACGCTTTCGCCGCGTTGTTCCATCCTACTGACCTCGTGGTCCTCTCATCTGACCACGATTTATTGCAGATCCCGTTCAGATTCCTGAATGCTCGGCAGCTCAAACCAGCAGGGGATTTCTACGAGAAGCCTCTCTGCAACCCGGTTCTGCAAAAGTGCTTAATGGGAGACAAATCGGACAATATTGAAGGCTATAGGGGAATCGGGCCAGTAAGAGCTGAAAAGATGCTTCAATGTCCAAATAAATTGCATGAATTCGTTTCTGCTGATCCCCGCACCTTCTTGTTCAATATCAACATTGTGGATTTATCCCTTTGTCCATATCAGATGCGGGCTCAGTATACCGTTCTGAATGGTATCCAAGAGGAAACTAAATTCGATCTCAATGCTGCGAGAGGCATTTTAGGCCAATATAATATGTATCCGGCCTTGCACGAGCTAGATTGGTCAGTTTCTAATGAGGAATAATTATGGCAGTCCACACAGTTTACGTCAAACCAACGCTTATCGACTCCAACGGTAACGTCGTTGACAAAAACGATCCCGCCACCACTATCCAGCAAGTAGCTCTTGCTGCCGAGACAGATATGCGGGTTATCCCAGATCCGTTGATCCCGAGTTCTGTGAACTCACCTAACATCGAGGATTATCTCGCGTTAGAGGATCTGGCTGGTTTTTCACCAGTTTCAGTTCTCAACACAATGATCGTGACAGAGAACTAATATGGCCCAGTACGACGATTACGTACCACAATCGCGTCTGGCCCAATGGCGAGAAGAGAATATTCCACCACATTGCCCAATTCTGGGCCATGAGGAATTAATTCCTGTCGTCGATCATGATCATAAATCCGGTAGGATTCGTGCAGTTGTGTCTTCTGAAGGCAACGCTCTACTTGGAAAGATCGAGAACTTCCATAAGTCTCGATGTATCCACGGTAAATGGGACCTTCCGACAGTTCTACGTGCTATGGCGGACTATCTCGAACGTGACCAAGGTCCTCTACATCCTGTTGGTACCCGGCAGCTAACGAAACGCTTCGGGAGAGGCAAGAAACCTGATCAAGTGGCTATACTTGAGAGCGTTGGTGCGACAGAGTCCGAGATTGAGGCTTGCACCAATAGTAAAGATCGGACAAATCTTTATCGTTCTAAGATCGTGAAATGATCTTCTTACAAAGATAAGAATGATAAAACAGCATTTTTCCATCTAGGTGAAGTTATGGCTTGTTGCGGTGGAAGTAAAAGACCTCTTCGCGTTCAAATTACCCCTCAGACTGCTAATAATCAGGCAGTATCTCCACAGGCCGTGAATCTAAAACCGTCTTCCACTATGCGTGTCTTTGTAAATAATCAAAAGACAGGCGAACGTACGTCGGTCCCACGAGCTGTTAGACGGCCCGACGCTGAGAAGTGCCCCCTCTGCCAGCATACAGTTATGATGACCCGTGTTGGCGGAAGGCCCCGGAAACAATGCACGAATTTCTCTTGTCGCCATATTATCCAGTAATAGCATTCTTTTTCGTCGCTCTAGCGACCGAAGCTATAATTGAGTTAGTAAAAGACTCAGATATCAGTCACGCCCTGATTCATTCTAGAATCACTCCCAGGTACGCAGAGAATCCAGTGTGGTACAACTGGACTCTGTATAAGTGGATCACCTGTGGGCAATGCATGAGTGTCATTTACTCTATCCCAGGTGCATTGCTATTATCTTGGGCTACCAATTGGTTATTGCTGCCTATTATTCTGTTTGCACTTCAGAGGACCACCAATTGGCTAAATACTTCGTACAAGCTGCTGCATCGCGGTAGAGTTACAGCTATCGAACTTGTGTCACCATTGGTCAGTTTCGGACAAGAAATGAACGAATATAACCCCGAAGCCCTGCTAAGTCAGGCACGTGAACGTGAATTTCGACGAGGATCTGAAGAAGTTACTATCATCAGCTCTCTCGCTGATGTGAAACGAATCATCAAAGTTCTCAAAGAACGTAAGCCTGGATCTGGTCGAGTAGTGAGTCTCAACGTGGGTGAACAAGAATTCCATGTTAATACCTCGACCGACCATCCACCTTACATGGAAATCATTAAGGATGCTATTCTTGGTGCAGATCAAGAAGAAGCTCCACCTTCGTCTATACCAATCAATGAAGGTGAGAGTATTATACCACTCAGGATAGGTGAAAATTCAGCCGTCAATTCATTCATTAAGAAGTGCACGGGCGGCGAACGAGATGGTGACCGTATTAAATGGGTCGTGGGCGACTCTACTTACTTTTATGATCCGATTGCGGACCGGTTGACCATGGCGGACAATGATTAAGCTCACTGATGAACGATATCAAACCAGCATGTCATACTCAATCAATCCTCACATACGTTCCACTCTACGGCGATTATCTTGTTTGGTCGAAGTGGTTTAGCACGTGGCACGGATTTCTCATAGATTATCGTCAACCGAGTGATTGCACTTTCATGATCGCGGGGCTTCCTGCATTATTGGTGCGTACAGACGGGATCGGCAAATCAATACAGAAACTGAACCTTGAAGAACTTCGTAATTCAAGAGGTGGCAGATTCACAATCATAAGGCATTCACATGAGCACAGTCTCCCAATCTGGTTTGTATAAAGCCCCCGAGATCTCGGATCTGGCACCGGGTTCACCTTTGTACGGTCAGAATGTCTTTTTCATTAAACCCTACAAACCGGGCTTGTCGATTTTTGCCCTATTGGGTGAAAATGTAGATGTAACTTTACAGATCGCGGATTGGGGTGGTAATATTATTACCAACCTAGAAGAATTGCATATGAAGGCATTGTCTCTCAATGAAGGTTTCATACCTATTGCCTCCACTTCAGGAATCAATAAGTACCAAATGTTCTTCGACGCAGATCTAAACGTAGTTGACTTCGTGGAGCCGAAGGGGCAATTTATTAGTCCTGGAATGTTGGATCAATTGTTAAAAGGCCATTTTTCCACCCAAAAACTATTGGGTAAAGGAGCATTGGACCAGTCTTCAATTGATGAAATGTCAAATCAACATGAAGAATTAATTCTCAAACCGTCGAACAAAACGTTCATCAACGGCGATACATCAAGGCCACTTTATGCCAGAATACATCAACCCGTGGCCGCACACAGTTGAATTAATGGGTCCCGCAGGGGAACGGATTCGACTAAAAGGCAAAGCACGAAAACATCTGGATGAATATTACGAGAGATACACAGCTCGTGGATATATTGAACGAGTAGATGAATCCAGCACTCCATCCAATGTAATTGTTCCTAGAACCAACAGTTCTATTAATACCCCAGTGAATCACCTCAAACTGGGTTCTAAGCCACGAGTTCAACGACAGAACGATATCCAACAAAGAATCAACGCACACAAAACCACTCCAATCAAGACTCCCGATGTACCTCAACCATCGGTCAAGCAAACACCAACCTCAACACCCAAAACAACGCCTACCAAGGCCCCAAGAGTCCACACTCCCGATGTACCTCAACCATCGGTCAAGCAAACACCAACCTCAACACCCAAAACAACGCCTACCAAGGCCCCAAGAGTCCACACAAAGCCCACAAGCAACTCCGAAGCAGTAGAAGTCGTCCCGACCAACAAAGGTATACGTCGCCAGCCCGTTGTCCATGACAAACGTCCCACCATCCACAAACATCGCCCTGGCGGGATCTACAAAGGTCGCAAGAAAACTGAAAAACAGTTAGTCGGAAAGATCGTATCGGGCGATGCGACTCAGATCTACAAAGAAAACAACGCCAAAGCACCATACCGAATCAGCAACGGTATCGCAATCGGCATACTCTCGTATAATCGCGGCAAATCGCTGCTGCGACTCGTCGAATCGATCAAAAGAACAGTTGATCTGAACACGACTACTTTATTCATTTCAGATGATGCGAGTACCAGCAAACAGACACTCACTATCCTCTCTCAGATCGCAACCGATTCCCGCATAGTAGTAATCAAAAACTCCGAAAACGTCGGAATCTCCAGTAATTCCAACCGATTACTACGATGCATGTCTCGATTCGAGCACATGTTCATATGCAACGACGACATTGAATTCTTGCAACCCGGATGGATCGAATTCTACGTTCGTGGAGCAAAAGCATCGGGCTTCCACCATTTCTGCTACAGACAACCCAACGTTTACGGTGCCAAATTAGGGGAAGAAAAGAAATTTAGAAACATCCGCATGAACTATGTGCCCGATAAACCACATGGTGCCATGTTGTATATGTCGAACCACTGCCTCAAAAAGATCGGCTACTTCGACGCACAATATCAATTTTATGGCATGGAACACGTCGATTGGTCAATGAGACCATCAGAATTCAATCTGCAACCCGCAGGGTTTTACGATTTAGTAGGCAGCACTGAATACGTCAGAATCCACGCTGAAGCAACATCAGTCGACAGCAAAACAGAACACTACGTTCGTAATAAATCACTCTTCGAAAAACGAATCCCAAGAACCTATCATCCCCCATGCGAGCAATCCGTAGTCCCAAAGATCTCATACGTCATCCCATGTAGAGACGCTGGTGACCAAGGACGACAAGACAGTATCAAATCCGTAGTCAAAGGAGTAATCGGCCAATCTTTTCCCGAAATCGACATATGGCTAGTTGAGCAAGACTCAGAACAACGACTAAATGGGGATGATTATCCATCGGTCCACTATTTGTTCGTAGGCGGCGAAGGCAACGACCTATTCAACAAGTCCAAAGCATTCAACCGTGCTGTTACAAAGTGTACCGCTGATTCAGTCATTCTTCATGACGCTGATATGTTATCTCGCGTCGATTACACTAGACGGACTTACGACTTACTCCAATCACACGAATCAGTCCACATTTGCGGGCGTGTCATTTACCTCAACATGGAGTCCACGAATCGCGTGAACCGAGTAGGGTACGTCCCTGATGATGTGCAATTCGAACGCATCGTTGGCTACTTCGAAGGCGGCTCACTCGCATGCCGGATGTCTACTTTCTGGGAACGCGGTGCATTCAACGAAGATTTCTGGGGCTATGGCTGCGAAGACTGCGATTTCTACACCAGAATCGGAAGCACATCATCATGGCTCTGTTCGACCGAATTCGACCTAGTCCATTTATGGCATGGTCGTGTTGTTAATTGGAACGACCATCATAATGACAATAAATCGATCGCAGCTCGATTGAATAAAATGACAATCGAGCAACGTGTTCGTTTACAACACAAACAGTTGCACTCTCTAGGTTACGGTAAATACCTGAGTTAGAGAACAATCTAAAAATCGGGTAAATCATGAAAAGAATAATGTTGGTTCATCGACCAGGTGGTGCTTTTGGCTACATTACCGATAGCTGGGCTAACACTCTTCGTTCTGCTGGGCATAAAGTGCAACGTTGGGACGGACTGATTGAGTCATGGAAAGTGTTCTCGCCCGATCTTTATATCGGATCATCAGGACACCGACAGCCCGTTCCCAAAGACCCAAGCTGCAAATTCGCAATGCACGTCAATCCTTACGGACCAATGGATTGCGGGGCCATCAATGAATCAGCCGATTCGATCCAATATATTCGAGATATGAACCCGTCTCTCGTCTTTGGTTACGGATTCGAAGAAGACCGAGTGTATTGGCAATACTGGAAAGAAAAGCTTGGAATCCCATGGTGCCCAATGCCCACCGGGGCTGATGCTACGATCTTCAAGCGAACAGCTCCACCAGAACATCGTGCCCTCGCAGCCGCTTATATTGGTGGTCGTTGGGCCTACAAAGCCAAAAGCATTGACGCATACCTCATTCCAATGATCAGGCACGTCGCTCCTTACAATTACAAAGTCGAAATCCACGGTTGGGGAGAGTGGCAAGACGGGTTAAGCCACGGTATACTTCCCGAAGACAAAGTCATACCAACGTTCAACCGGGCTCAAATCGGCCCATGCATTTCAGAGCCACATACTCAGAAATGGGGATTTGACTTGCCAGAACGTGTTTGGAAGGTAGCCGCTTGCGGTTGTTTGCCGATCCATGATCCAGTTCCTACTCTGCATCAGCTTCTTCCAGATTTGCCAATGGCTAGAAATCCCGAAGAATACGCTGGTATCCATTTGCATTACATGGTGAAGACAGATGAACGGATCGAATTGGCAGATCGAATCCACAAGCAGGTTATGAACAACCATACTTACCACCATCGCCTAGCTACGCTGTTTAATGCGTTAGGATGGCATAAAGAAGCAACGGATCTAGTAGCAAATGTCCCTAGTAACTGATAAATTCGTATTTGCTCATCTGCCGAAAACTGGCGGACAGCATATACGAAGAGTCATTCAAGAGCTTGGGATCACTGGCGAAGAAGTCTGCCAACACCATGCTTCATCATTCGCGATGCCCAAGAGGGGCATCAATCTGCCGACTCTTATCAGTATCCGGCACCCAGTGACTTGGTATCAATCTCGTTGGTACCATCGCATTAGAATAGGCTGGATGCCGTTGCACCCCATAGACTGGGAATGTGCCTCAAATGACTTTAACCAGTTCGTACAGAATGTGATGGACTACGATCCAAACGGTCGTCTGACAAGTCTCACCAAGCTTTTTCTATACAAGAAAAGGAATCAACGAGTAGAGCACATCATCAAAAACGAACAATTGACTGACGGATTGTTCAGATTTCTCATCAAAATGGGTTACGACGTAACACGAGAACAAATAAACAATGTTCCACGGACCAATACGTCTGGAAAAATCGGCCAAACTGCAAAAGACGTGGCTATCTATAAGCCGGAGATTTTAAAGCAGCTGTTGGAAAAAGAATCGTGGTTAATCAATGAATTCTATGATGGGATTACTGATCCCAGTATCCTAACTGATCAATTTGTAGTGTAGAATTCCGGTCTTTCCAAGTCCGATATCCCGACGTCTCTTCACTCAAATCGTGCTCACATATCACATTACTGTTGATAAGATTTAAGAGCCCATGCTTCACGGATTCATTGCACAACCATCCGTCGTCATCGTTATACATCCTACATCCTATGAATCCGCCAATGTGGTTGTAGAATAGATTGTTGACGAGCATTAAACATCCGGCTAGGGATGAATTGAAATAAACGTCTTGCTTGATTCTTGTCATCTCGTTCCAATTGTGCATCACGAGATTCTTCTTTTCCAATTGCTTAGCCCATATTCTACCTTTTTGCTCCAAGGCCGGGCATATGATACCTATTTGGTATCCTTCTTCTGACATACTATTGGCACAGTAGATTAGGTCATCGATCCCATTTTCAGGGACAATCACATCAGGGTCCATGGTGATGAACCATTGACCCTGTGGGATTTTGGACCAGTGCCTTCTGATAGAGGTCGGCTTGCCAAGATTCTCACTGTTGCGAATAATCTTTATTCCAAGATCTTCTTGTGCCCAGCGAAGTTGTTCATCGATCTTACCTTGTGAGTTGTCGATGATGTAGATAGGTTGGCGTGTAGCTCTAACCACACTAGTAACACACCTCTCGAATGTTTTCGGGCGGTGATAACTAGTTAAGACAATTGGGACGGGGCTATGCGTAAGTGATTTGTCCCAAGTTCTGCAGGTTGTCAAGTTGACCCACACTGATTCGCTGAAGCTCCACTGTCATTGTGCTACCGGAAGTCATCTGGTACAAGCCGTCTTCTTGCGGACGAATCATGCTTTGCGGATTCGATTTCCGAGGATCAATCGCGTTGACCATAACAGAAACGACTTGACTAGTTGTATTTGTGATTCGAACGAGTGTGGTGTTAGCCATGAGTAAGCCTCGATTGACAGTGGCGTGTTGTGTGTCCAATATTGAAGCTTTTCAAGCTTGCGTGCTGGAATCTATTTCATGTTTGCGTGAAGGCTTGGACATCAATATAATCCCTATCTATAATGAGGGGAATGTCTATTCTGCGTCTATAGCTGCCAACATCGCTTTAGAAATATGCAAAGACAGATTCCTATTATACGTGCATCAAGACGTAAAATTCAAACCGTCCTCATCCAAAAAACTAGCATCAATAATAAAGAATTACCCAGACAACGTAGCATTAGTCGGTGCTGCCGGTATACGAGACACAATTTACCCAGAACTGCTCGGCAAATGGGGTCTCAATGACATCCCAAACGCCACAGTCGGAAACATCTACGACCAAGACAACAACCCGACTTGGTCTGGCTCTAAAGACTTCCACTTAGTCCAAAGCGTCGACGAAGTCTTCATGCTAATCGACAGAAACTCCGGCCTACGCTTCGACCCAAGCTGGCAAGGCTTCCATCTCTACGGGCTTGACTACTGCCTCCAAGCTAGATCTACTGGATACCAATTGGCTGCCGCCGACTTCGATATTCAGCATTGCGGACAATACTCCGCCAGTCTTTACCAAGATTCTAATTTCCTTGGCAGACTAATACAACTTCATAAGAAATGGGGTATGCGATTCACTCAAATCTGTGCTCCATACTGCCAATGGGACGACGGTCGAATCGTTAGCTACATCCCATTCGGCATGAAAGACCAATTCAATCAACGTATCGACGTCCCACGATTTGCTGTAACAATCAAGAACTCTCAATATTCATGATCGGCATCTCTTTGACATAATTTATCTCTTCGTCATAATTAACTAGAATTCCATTTTTAACATATTTTATGTCTCTGTTTTTAAAATAGTCAATCATGTGTTGTGCGGCATCCTTATTGAAATGTTCTTCTCGATGACAATTCGCACAAAGCAAGTCACATTTGTCCAGTTCTTTTTTGATTTTGGCCCACGATCGTCCCTTAAACTTGTTCCATACTCCATCTTTTTGGGTGGGATCTCTGTGATGAAAGTCAAGAGACGCGTAGCATCTGTCGTAGTCACATTTTTGACACTTCCCGCCTTTATATAAGACGGCCTTAACCTTGTTTGCAACGGATTTGGCAGCTGCGATAAATCTTCTCTGTTCTATGAATTTAGGATCGGATTTTCTCTTTTCATCGAACTTTTCCGAGCTTCGGGGTCTTTGTAAGGCATAATATTTTCCGGGGTGATGGATCTTTTACTTATTATCAACCGAGATTTAGCTTTGAACGTCGTCATATTCCACCATCCCAATAGCTTGAATCTAATTCGCTTGAAGGACTTCCGATCTCGACGGGTCAATATAACCCATATTAATTGTGGATTAACACACGCTTACAGGGACGGTCTGTGCGAATCAGACTTCTTCCCAGGTTATGCTTCTTACAACTCCATATTGTTCGAAACCAGCTGCATCCTTACGATGTGGGAACATGCAGATGCCCTATTCGACGATAGCCCAATCATGGTCTTGCACACTGACATTACGCCGAAATTCCGGGTTGTGGAAACCATAGACTACCTCGAACAATTTGAGTCATTCGCCTGTGGCGTCACCGTACCAAGCTACCATGCAGATAAGCATGACGAATTGGTTATTGAGGACACTGATGCCTATCGAGCTAGTGTCGACCCTTGGAGATTGATGAAATTCGATGGTATAGTTGATATCTGGGATCTCATCAAGAATATTGATCCGGAAGCATGGGAATTCGCCATGGATACTGACCCGGTGATGATTTATTCACATCAATTCGCGGCTTCCAGGGATGTATTCGACCGATTGGGCTATAAATTATGCCAGATGGTCACTCAACTGAAATTGGGGCAATGCGGACTCTGGACGCCTCATGTCTTTGAACGCATCATTGCCATTCGTTTGGCCATGGAGTCTGATCCTAAGCTCACCGCATCTTTCAGCCATCAAAGTTCGTCCGGACCTAAAGGAGAAGGTGCCCTGACGTTGTACGGCCCTCGACCACACAGATTCTTGCGACTGAGATCACGTGTATTGGAAATGAACTATTGAATCTTTTAACTGTCATTTGTTCTAGAAATCCGACCAAGGATCTTATTGATTGTCTAGAAGGCATTAAGTAATTTTATCCTGATGCCGATATTGCAATCATCGATTCTGATAGTGACGCAACTGAAGTGTATCGTTCAGTTGACGTGCCGGTGCATTATCTCAAAAACAAGAATTATGAACTCGGTGCTTGGAAGCTTGCTTACGAATTGTACGGGGATTATGATGCGTACCTCTGCATTCAGGATACTTTAATCCCCCAAAATCGATTGCCAGTTGAGACTTTATGTTGCGACCAAGTGATGTCTTACTTTAATATGACAGGATTCAAGTATGATGATCTTGCTGATTTGGCTATAGAATTAACCGAAGATACGATCTACCATGATGTTGTTTCCAAGCATCGTATTTCAGAGGATTTTCGTCTTGCAACTCACAATTCTTTCTTGATACCCAATGGTAAATTGTCATACCTCATAAACGCTCTGCCTAATTTGCCGGTCGATAAAAGAGGTAGCATGGCGTACGAGAGAATCTTGGGGCTAGCGATAACTCAAAGTGTTGGCTCAGTAATTCGGATGAATCATTCATTCAATAAAAGGCATGGTAGTAGACAATGAAAATCTTATACACTGGTGGTACGTTCGATCTTTTTCATTACGGTCATGTTAACTTCTTGAAAGAATGCAAGAAGATTGCTGATCGAGTGGTTGTATCGCTCAATACTGATGATTTTATTCGAGCTTACAAGAAGTTCGACCCAATCATGGACTACAGTGAACGAAAGTCATCGTTGCTGGGATGCCGATATGTCGATTTGGTCGTGCCCAATATTGGCGGTTACGATAGCAAGATAGCGATCGCTCGGGTCAATCCAGATATTATTGCCATCGGTGATGATTGGGCAGAAAAGGATTATCTGGGGGCAGCTTAAATGCAGCCAAGAGTGGTTGGATGAACATGGAATCCGGTTGGTGTACACCGCTTACACCAACGGGATAAGTTCTACGGAGTTGAAACGTAGGATCAGATCATCTTGTCTTTAGCATTGATATGATCGCGTTTAAGACCGGGTCGGCTTTCTCTGGGTTTTCTGATTCCAACTCACCGGTAAGTAAATCGAACGAATGCTCTTGCGTTTCATCGTTTTCGAGCGTCAGACATTCGATTTTATCGACTTTTTGTAAGGGATTACTATTCGATAAAAGATCACTAGTAGCTCTGGTCATTGTTGTTCTCCGAGTTATTTAGCAATTCACGTCGTATTGTAAGGGCATGGTTGGAAGTTCAGGGTCGTACGTAGGGGCACCCTGACCGGCATAGTTTAACTCAAAACACACTCTTGAAACACTAGAGTGAGTTCCGGGTGTTATAATCCCGGTGTCGGCCAACCGCTTTTACCAAGGAAAATACGATGAATCAGCTAGAACAGCTACGCCAAAAGATCGACGAAGCCGCAGACTCCTATTACAACAAAGGCGTCTCAATCGTCACCGACGACGTGTTCGACACCGTGTTGAATATGCTCCAACGGCTCGACCACAAAGACCCACGCCTCTCCGGCGTCGGCTCAGAGCCCACTCTCGACAAAGTCGAACACGAATTCCCAATGGGATCGTTGGACAACATCGACGCCAACAAACCCAAAGAACTCGAAAGCTACGTCAAACGAAACCGTGGCCACGTTCTGACCGACTCCCTCTACCACATCACGCCCAAAATCGACGGCTCCAGCCTCGCTCTCACCTACGAAAGCGGAAAGTTGGTCAGAGTCCTCACACGCGGCAACGGAGCAGTCGGCCAAGACATCACCGCCAAGGCCCGATTCTTCAAGAACGTCCCAACTACTCTTAGCAGGGAAATCAACATTACGGTGCGAGGCGAAGCCGTCATGCACCGTGAAGACTTCCTCGAATACATCAAATCAGCCGAACTCGAAGGTGTCCGCAACCCCCGCAACACCGGCAACGGGCTCATCGTCCGCAAAGACTCCTACGGAGCGGGCCTGATCCACTTCTATGCTTTTGATTGTTTTGTCCAATGCATGGAATTTCCTGGCGTTTCGGGTATGTATGATATCATGACTGGTTTAGGGTTCACATGTCCCGATTACCAAGTTGTGGCAGAAGATGGTATCTCGCAGCAAATCGACACTATGGTCGGTCGCGACTATCCTTTCGATATCGACGGACTCGTAATCAAAGTCAACGACTTTGCTCAGCAAGACCTGATCAACGAAGGGTGCGACAAGCTACGGCTCCGGTCCAATCAAGCTGTCAAATTCAACAGCAAAAAGGCCGAAACCATCGTAACCGGCGTCACCGTCACCGTGGGCTCGACCGGCAAGATCACGCCCACTCTTACTGTCGAGCCCGTTGAAATCGGCGGGATCGTCAACAGCAACGTCCTGGTTTACAACTACGACGAAGTCGAACGCCTCAAGATCGGTGTTGGTGACAAGGTACAGATCATCTTGGCTGGAGACATTATCCCTCGTATATTAAAAGTGGTCGATAAATCACCACAATTGTATAATTGCAAGAATTGTGGGTTCGTTGGGACTAAACACGCACAAGAACTACATCATAATTTGATCAAAGAATCCACCTAATTTTATATTCCATTGTTGGTATTATGAATTCTTTCATTTTTTCTAGAAAACCAGCAACTTCTTTATAATGTTTTGATACTATTTTCAGTTGATTTGGATCTTTATTGCAAATTCTTGTACTTGTGGTCAGCCCGAATTCTAATAGTTTATCTCTGAGAATTCGTAATTCATGTTGATTAAACGATTCGGTGTGGAATCCTATTACTGGATTCTTTCCCTTGTTTCTTATAATAAGATCACCATCATCCATGAACCAATATGCTATAGATCTCCAATTTAATTTCTCCACCCAGTTTCTTTTGACCGATTTTTTATTATTCTCGTCTAGAAAATAGTCGACATATGGTTTCAAACTTGGCGTGTGACACACAGAAAAATGTTTTATTATTGATCCGTGTCCACTAATTCTTTCGCCAATTTTTGTGCCACCCATAATTTCTTTTTTGTGTAATAGATATTCATACTGTTTAATAGAATGTGCGAAAGTCATCCTGATTACCTCCAATTCTTTGTTTGTTTTATTCGATCTCATGGTTGTTTTATAATACCCAGCATCTCCCAACATACTTCCAAACATTAAATCTTTCTGGTGGTCATTAAATTCAATTGTTTTTTGATTGTTCGTGTTCGAAGACGCTTCTGCGTATTCCCTACTAGACATTCCATATTCTTTGATCAATTGTCCCACTCTTGACCTGCTGATCCCCATTTTATTGGCAGTTTGAGACTGGCTTAGTTTCTGATTAAAATAATAATCAATCAGTCGTTGTTTTTTGGATTGCATGTTATAATGTCTGTTGTTAGTGTTATTAACATATGTTTGCTCTCATGAAACATAGCAATAGACATTGTTCCCTTAATGAATGAGATTTAAAAAATGAATTGTATTATGGATTTAGAAGAAATCCCGGCGACTTTGCAGAAGCCTCACAGATGCCCCGTTTGTGATAAGCAGGTCCAATACAAGGATCTGGTCAAGGGCAAATCAGTCGATATCTACTGCGTCAACTACGAGTGCCCTGGCATCCAATTCGAGAAGATCAAGGGATTCATCGGATCGTCCAAGCGTGGCATGGGCATCCTCGGGATCGGTGAGAATCTGATTGCCAGCCTTATCAAGTCAGGGCTCGTTAGCTCGATTCCTGATTTGTACACCTTGACTGAGGATCAAGTCCGAGTCTTGTCAATTGGTAATGGTGTGGTCGGAGCCAAGCGGGCAAAGACGATCGTTGCGAATATCCAAGAATCCAAGAACGCTCCGATTCAGAAGTTGGTTGGCTCGCTTGGAATTGATGGGATGGGCGAGCATCGGGCGGAGATTATGATGGAAGTCGCTCGTACGGGTGCTCTTAGTGATCTTGGTCAGCTTGAGACTTTCGATGATTGGATTTCTTGTGCTAAGGGTTGCAATCTGATCCAGTTGCTCCGTCACCCGCATTTGCCACAGAACATTCTGATTTCGATCGAGTGTCAATTGAGTGTTATGAAGGCTGACCTTCTCCGGCTTCGGGAAATGGGCGTCGGCGTCCATGAGCCCAAGGTCGAGGCTGAGGAATCGGATGCAGGCTCGAAGCCTTTCCAAACACGAACTTTTTGTTTTACTGGTACCCGACTCTATGCTGACATTGTTGAGAAGCTTGGCGGTGAGGTTAAGAGCGGTGTGAGCAAGAAGCTTGATTTCTTGGTCCAACGTGATAAATCTGAACGCACTTCTAAAGCTAAAAAAGCCGAACAATATGGAATAACCATTATTGGAATCCAAGAATTGGAAAAGATGATTAGAGAAGCCGATCCTCAAATCCTTGATGGTGAATCAGCATTCGAAGAAGTTTTCGAGATTATGGATAATTAATTTATAATTATTTCTATTAAGTGTTTAGCAAGGCCATTCTTTCTATCTAATGCCCTACATTCCTCCGGATATATTTCTTTTAATATCCTTGGGACTTGTTGGCCTCCATTATACATAAACCGCTTCGCTGGGGTATTATAAATCTTCGTTTGATTAATATTCTGGATATTATGTATAATCCAATCTTGTACCCATTTCACCACATCGTAGTGCATATCACAAAATCCTATTGTTGGTCTTCCATTTCTCGCGATTGTTATCCATCCGTCACCATCTATGAGACCTCTAACTAGATCGCGTTTTAAACTATCTCTTATTTCCATACATGTTGTGTTTCCTTCTTTTTTGAATTCGTGCCATCCTTTTGTTTCGAGGCTTTCATAGGTAATTGGAAAGAGAAATTAGATGATAGTTGACCCCAAAGAGATCCGTAGAATCGGTCTTGATCAAGGACAGAAAGTCGGTGTAACTTCTGGCTGCTTCGATCTTCTTCACTTTTATCATTCTCATTATCTGAAACGATGCCATGCTCACTGTGACGTTCTTATTGTGGGCGTGGACTCGGACGATCTCGTCAAAAAGAACAAGGGGCAATTTCCATCAATCCCGGAATATCATCGAGCCCAAATGATCGCGGATCTCCGGCACGTTGACGCTGTGTTCATCTTGCGGTCGCTCGATGATTTGATTTTGGCTTGTGGCTTCGCTGATTACATATACAAGAATGCCCCTCAGATTTATGGGCAGGATGTAATTGGTGCCGATATTTGCGAATTGGTTATTATCGAAGACGTCATCGAGGTTCAATCTTCGACGGCTCTTAAAACGAAAATCGCAGACACTTTTAAGGAAAAGGCGTAGCATGTTCGGTTGGTTTTGCAATATACTTGGTCATAAGTGGTCAATCCAACATGTCACGAATGTTGTTCGTGGAGTGGGATCATGTCAGAGATGCGGTATTACAGTAGCAACAGAATCTGAAGTAGCCCATTGCCACGATTGTGGTTGTTTGGTCATTAAAGATGATGACGAAACGGAGGTGTGTTCATTATGTGGCGGTATGAATCGGCGTGCTTTGGTCTATCGAGATAAATAAGGGTGCAAAGGTAACCTGTCCTTATAGCCCCAAGTTGCATTATGTCGAACGCCAGAAAATGGTCGTGGATCGTTGGTATTCTTTTAGTCGCTATCGTAGCCCTTAAGATCCTTGGGCGAGTTTGGTGGTGCGAGACTGGCACTCTGATTCCATGGACCTTCGATAACGCCTCTGAATCCCAATCTCAAGTCCTTCTGGATTGGTACACGTTCTCTCACGTGTTGCACGGCGTCGTTTTCTTTTACGCTATGGTCTGGATTACACGTTGGTCTGCCGAAACCAAAATGCTCATAGCTTTGGGCGTAGAGGCTTTCTGGGAGTTCATTGAGAATACTCCATTGATCATCGACCGGTATCGGGCTATTAATATCTCTCTTGGGTATTATGGTGATTCGATTGCCAATTCAATGTCTGATATCGCGGCTTGCATGTTGGGATATTACCTCTGTAAATGGACGAATTGGAAATGGGGCTTTGCTCTTTTTGTTATAATTGAAGTGGTAATGCTTTTGTCTATCCGAGACTCTTTGATCTTGAACGTGATCATGCTGTCTTATCCGTTCGAGTTTTTACAGGATTGGCAAGCTGGTAAATAGTGCATGGAAATTCGAGCCGTGCTTTTTGCCTTACCTAGATTAGAAGTGAATCGGCTTGAAGAGTGGGTCGATATTATGATGGCTAAGGGCATTACTAGTCTTGCTCTTCGTTCTCATTTTCCGTCCTATAAGGTGTGGTGGAAGAAGCCTGATTCGAAGTTTTACAATTTAGAATTGTCTGATTCTGAGTTATATCGGAAGTGGGATTCTGTTCTCGCTAGGATTTCTAAATTGTTACCAGTCAGCTTGTCGAAGGTTGAGACTTCTGGTCCTGGTGAAGATGTGAAGAGAGCTAGGGCTCAGATTCAGTTTGTTAATGATGAGCTGGTGAGGTCTGTTGCTGATGGGGTGGATTGGGTGGTTCATTGTGATGTTGATGAGATTCCGAACAGGAATTTGGTCGATGTTGTGGTAGAGCATCCTGGCACGGCGGTTTTCATGTCTAATCAGGTGGTTTTTGGGTCTAGTCTTGTTAGGAAGATCCGGGATATTAAGCGGTATCATCCTAAGAAGATTATAGTTTCAAAGTGCTTGGTTGATCCTCGCAAGTGCTCTTTCAAGAATATGCATTTGGCTGTTCCAAGTGGTGATGGTGTGGTTGTGAAGGATGCTTTTTTGTTTCATCATTTTAGGGGCATTGCGAAGGCACATTTTAAGCCGTTGGATAGTTTGGTTTCTTTTCCTTCTGTTGCTATTGATCCTACTTTGCCTGTTCATTTGGATAATTGTGAGTTGTTATGACTAAGCCTAAAGCTATAATCACTGGGATTACCGGTCAGACTGGTAGTTATCTTGCGGAGTTCTTGCTTTCTAAGGGCTACGAGGTTCATGGTATTGTTCGTCGGACTAGTAATCCTAATACTAGTCGGATCGATGATATTCTTGATTTGGTGACTTTGCATCCTGCTGATCTTCTTGATCTTTCGTCGATTATTCGGGTTCTTGAGGCTGTTGAGCCTGATGAGGTTTATAATCTGGCGGCTCAGTCTTTTGTGAAGGTGAGTTGGGATTGTCCGATTCAGACGGCTGAGGTGACGGGGCTTGGTTGTCTTCGGGTGCTTGAGGCGATTCGGCTTGTGAATCATCGGATCAAGTTTTATCAGGCTTCGAGCAGTGAGCTTTATGGTCAGGTGGTTGAGACGCCTCAGAGGGAGTCGACTCCTTTTTATCCTCGTTCTCCTTATGGTGTGGCGAAGTTGTTCGCTCATTGGTCAACGATCAATTATAGGGAATCCTATGACATGTTCGCGTGTTGTGGGATCATTTTTAATCATGAGTCTCCGCGTCGTGGGCATGAGTTTGTGACTCGGAAGATTACGCATACGGCGGCTAGGATTAATTATAATCAGGCGACGGAGCTTAGGCTTGGGAATCTTGATACTAAGCGGGATTGGTCGCATGCGGCGGATATGGCTGAGGCGATGTGGATGATGCTTCAGCATCATGAGGCGAAGGATTTTGTGTTCGCTTCGGGGGAGACTCATACGGTTCGGGAGTTTGTTGAGCTTGCTTTTGGTCGTATGGGTATGGATTATCAAAAATATGTCAAGATTGATCCAAAGTTCTTCCGGCCTGCGGAAGTGGAGATTCTTCTTGGTGATGCTTCACTTGCCCATGAGGAATTGGGGTGGAAACCAAAGATATCATTCGAACAGTTAGTTCATGATATGGTGGACGCGGATATGAGATTGATTGGTAACACTTTTGTGTGATACTCCTTGATTTCATATCTTATGCCCCACAAAATTATACTGTTGTTGGTACCAACCAAAAAACAATAGTTCAATTACCTTTGCAAAGGAAACACAGAAATGTCGGCTCAACCCGCAAACACTCAGATCAAAGTCTTCCGAACTCTCCGAAGCTACCGTCGTGCTGATCGTCAAGAAACGATTGCTGCACTGACCAAGCGTCTTCGCCCACAGGTCATGAGCATTCCAGGTCGTGAAGACTTGGTCGAAGTCAAGACTCGTGATGCAAGCGTTTCGGACTTCAGCTCTTACATGGGCGAAGCTCGCACGACAGCTGTACGGGGCTATCCAATTGTCATTGGTCTCCGAGATCAAGTCAGCTTGGCACAAGCTCAAGGCAACCTGCCGAACATTGGCTTCTCGTTCAAGATTGGTCAAGACCAATTCATCCAGAACACCGAAACTGGTCTCAGTGGCGACCTTCACCAAGACGGTCGCGACCTCACCCCAGATATCAACAACTAAGCTTGATTTCTGGTTCGGTCAGAAAAAACGAAAAAACGAAAAGCCGGGCGTCGAAAGATACCCGGCTTTTTTCGTATTCAGTTGCTTGAGTCTTATGGGCCTCGTGTGATTCTTTGGAGTTGTGCGAGGCTCATTTTGTATTCAAGCAAAATTTATAATAACCGAACATTCCACGGAGATACGTAATGGCCGCATCAGTAGTAATTAACCGATACACCGGTGCCGGTCCAACGGCAACACCCATCACGGCTAACACCGTCGTCACCGCTAACGACCTACCACAGATCTTAGCTTCTGCTAGTGCAGTTGGTGTAGCCGACCCTATTCAAATTCCCCCTGGTGCTGGTACCAACTACAGTTTTTGGTGCACCACCGGTTTGGAAGTAACAGTCGCTCCGTCTACTGCGATCAACAACGTCCGTTGGTACACTGACGGTGCAGACGGCTTTGGTACTGGTGTTTCCTGTGTGTACGGAAGTGCACCAGCCAACGGTCTTATTAGAGCTAACTACGATCAAGCGACTGGTACATCATCCACTGGTGACGAATTAGTTGCTGGTCATGCGACCATTACGGCAGCAGTTTCACCGTTTACTTTCACAGCGGGTGCTCCACTGACGATTGGTAACGGTTCGATTGGTGCGGCTACGGGTGCTTTGGGTAACTTTATTGTTTATCAATTCCAAGTTATCCAAACTGCTTTGCCCGGTCCGACCAACCAAGAAACCTTCACTTGGGCCTTTGATGAGTCTTAATCGCTAAGACCATTCACAATTCAAAATCATCTCAGATAGAGGTTCTCTCATGAGCGGTACAGGAAACACAACATTTACAGTCGGCGATAAATACTGGTGCGTTTCCAGCGGTTTATCAGCTCCTCTTCTTGGTACTATTATCGTACTAACAGATAATCCCGGTAAAAGAATTGGTCTTCAATTCGATGAAGAAATCGGGAAAAGATTGACATGCGATGGAGCAGGTCTCTTCAACCAATGCCTATGGGTTCATCCAGACTTCATTTATGATGAAGACGAATGGGTCGCTGTTGACCAAAGCGTTTCATTGCAAAAAGCAACTGTTGCGGCGATGGTCGGCAAAAAATTCAACAGCATTACTCTTGATGAAGACGGACAATTCTCCGTCGATTCAAGCGAGCCCAAACCTCTTGCTCTTGAAGATGGTGAACCGGTTCTTCCTTCATTCAAAGAGTAAATAGTCAAAACTCTTTTGAATCGAGGAATCCATGGCTGATGGTATTTTGATAGGTGCTAACCAAACACCTGTTGCTGACCCGCGTCTTAATCTTGGCAACAATCTGATGTGGGTTGCTCATTACAGCAACCAACGTTTGGTTTATCAATATGATACAAAAGGTCAAGGAAGATCTTTTGGTGATTTGCCTCGTCTGAATCTGAGAAAGGTATCACTTGTTACGGTTCATGGTTGCAAGTTAATAACTTCGCAATCATTTATCCCCGGCATGTCACCATTTTATCGCCAACGTACTTTGTTGACTCAAAATGTTGGCACTACCGGTAAGATACATCTCCTCGGATGGGCCATCTGGGACGGTAAGAAAACCGTCAGCAATCTTCACGTGGCCTTTGTGAACGAAAAAACATTTGAAGTCGAAATGGGCCATTTCGTGGAAGGCAGGAATGCCGGATTCAAATATCCAATAGCTCTTGCTGATTACGATTACCCACCAATCGTTTGGGAATAGAAGATTATGGCAATTAGCCCCAAAACCTCCGCAGTAAACCCGAAAGAATGGCGTGCCTTCAAAGTATGGATCACCGTTTACCCAGTCACAAACCGAGTAAACACAGAACCACCAAGGCTCACAATCTACCGCGAAATGGGGCGACTAGCAGTAGCCGGTTACGAACAACTCCGTGACAACGCACTCATCAAACTGCCAGAGTCACCATCCAGTGCAACAACCGGACGAGGCTCACTCATCAGTGGCCTAACCGGATCATTCAGCTACACGCCACAAATCGGCAACAACGAGCCCTACATCTACGTAATGGGCCACTTCCATTCTGTCAGAGATATCAAGAACCCCTACAGCACCAAGCCCGTATATAGCGGCGGAGTTTTGTACGACACACAGGGCGGTTATCCACACATTGGACCACCTAACCCTAACGTTCTTGAGGACGTCAAAGATCTTAAAGGGATCATTGATACAGAAATGACTGCATCACTCCCTGCTAGCGT